CTGGAGCCATTTCTTTTATTTCTTCCAGCGTTATTTCACCAATGCCTGTTCCAAACACAGCAGCGTTAATAAGACACTCAGCTACAGCTTTTCGTACTTTGCAAGACTCAAAGTCTTCTGTTAGTTTTTTTCGTAAATACAGAATGTCTTGTCGTTCTTGGTCGTTATTGTCATCAGTAATATCAAACCATTTACCACGACCAAACGTCGCTTCTTCTAGTTCTGCTACGTTAGACTCTACAGCTTGCTGAAGCGCAGGAGAGATAATTCTAGAACGTTCCGATGCTCTTTCGGAGTCAGCAGGATCCCATTGTCCTCGCCACAATCGGTAGTATTCTTCAAACCGTTGTTCGTAGTTTGACTCATAGTGGTCACGCCAGTTTTCACACTTGGTCATTACCCACTCTTCCAGAGACTCCTCCATCATTAAAGGATCTGGGCTAAATAGTTCTTCTGCCATATTAGTATCCTGCTATTACATCTAATATTTGATGATCGTCAATTTCAAAGTCATAATGATATGCAACTTTAGCTAGTTGATCTATGTACGCTAGTGCATCAACTAAATCATCATGAGTAAGAGGATCTGGAAACTGAAACAGTTGATCTAAAAATTTATTGTTCCACGCTCCTTTGTTTAATGTTATTTGAGCGTTTTCAAATCTTCCTTGTAGTGCGTACATTACTCTATCAGTTTTTTTCTTGTTACCGTGAGACAGTTCTTCTACTCTAAAAAACCTTCCGTATTGTTTCATAAGGTTTGTTAAAGGACTCATTATTGCCTGTCGCAATACTCCTTTTTCAATACCAACGCTAACGGGTTTGTAGTCTCTAACGGCCTGAAATATCTTGGTGGCAGTCTCATCAAAGCTCCACCGCCCATGTATAATATTATCAACGTACCAACCACTAGGACCAGCTTTAACAACAACGATTGCGGTTTCATCAAGTTTAGTGTTCTTTGTTCGTTTCTTGTTTACTTCTTCAAAGCCAGCCAAGTCAATAGCTATGTAGTAGTCACCGTCTTCTGGTTCTTCTCCAAACTTAATCCAATCTTCTTTGAACATCTCTGAGCCTCTGGCTTCAAACGAGGCCATGAACTCTTGTCTAAAGGCGTAACTCGACATTGATTTCTTTGCCATGTCGATTTCGTTTGGGTCCAAGATTGGATTATCGTAGCTGGTGAAATGCCAGCCCCTGTAAGTTTCATCGTCACCTAGCTCTGCGTGTTTAAACAACTCGTAAAAATGGTTTCTGCCCATAGGCGTACCTATGAACATTGCTGATCCCTTCTGGTCAGCTAGTGCTGGACGGAGAATTTGCTCCCAGACTTCAGGCTTCATGTCTGCGTATTCGTCCATCACCAGAAACTTCAAGGACACGCCACGCATTGTCTCTGGCCTGTCGGCTCCTTTGAGAGTAATCGTGGCCCCGTTGACCAGCCTGATCTGGAGATTGTTGATGTGACTTCCAGATATAACAGGGTGTCCTAGCTCCAACAGGGTCTGCCACATGATGTCACGGGCTTGTCCCTGCGTGGGCGCAACGTAAAAAACGTGTCCTTTGTCGGACTGTAGGGCGTTGATAATCAACATCCAAGCGGCTAGGCGAGACTTCCCTGTCCTTCGCCCAGCGGCTACTACCTTGAACCTAGTAGGATCAGAGTAGACTTCCTGCTGCCACGGCAACAGTTGTACGTTTAGGTCTGTCAAGGTTTAGCCTTGGCAAGCCCTCTGCCACATTTGATCGTCAAACGTGTAGCCGTTTTGGAACGGTACGTAGGTTTCACACCACTCGTCAGAACCCGGCTCCATGCCGTCAGTTTCTGCTGGTACAAAGTCACGCTTGGCGTTAGGCTTTAACGGCCTAAAGTGTACGCCACCAGTAGTGTACGTTGTTTTAGCAAAGACGTTGTGGTTTGCTACTACAACAAACTCACCGTTTTCTAGCGTGTACGTAGAGCCGTCGTTGTAGTGAATAACGGTTTGACTAAAAGACAAAGATGAAAAAAGAAAAAGAAAGGCTGCAAGATATTTCATTAAGTTACGCTCCGTTAAAGTTTACAAATACAGGAGGCTGTGGTAACAAGTCTATAGTTACAACAACTTCTATGCTTCCTGTTGCTGAACTGGCTTGTGCTTTTAATGTTTCGTTTTGAGATAAAACAAAAATTACACCAGAACCAGAGTCCCCTAGTATTTCTTTGCTTCCAGAGCCAATGGAAGTACCATCAAAAATGTAAACATCAGGCACTCCACCTGTTTCCCAGAAGAGGTCTACTTGATTCGTAGAACCTCCGTGGTTAGCAACAAAAACGTACTTTACGTGGGCTACGTGTCCACTAGGAATTGTTAGTATTGACTGCTCTGTATTATCTGTAAGGGTTCTATGTCTTGTGTACAGCATCAGTAAGTCCAAATCACAGGAGCAGAACCCCGTGTATCTACGTGAATAAAGTCACCAGCGACGCCTATACCCGTAAAGCCCAACTGAAGCGCCTCTCTTATTATTGTGTACCGCTGAGCAGAGTTAGTTATTTTTATGTCTGCCGCTATTCCTTGCGAATGGGTTCCCGGTACATCTTTCTTAGCTTCTATGGGGTGGGTAGGGCTTCTAAAACCGCTGGTGATAACAAAAGGAAAACCACACCGATCCCTAAGTTCATCTACTAATTCCATGAACTCTGGTTCCATGTTGTTCTCGCCTGTATGTTGACAGTCAAATTCAGATACGGTAAAATATCTCAACTGGTTTTAGTCCTCAAGTACTCAAAGAACAAGGCAGATTGGTCTTCTGCATTGTCAATCAGCAAGTTCACCTTCGATAGGCTGGCTCTCTTCACTGCCATCAGAAATAGTTGTAGTTCCAACGCCAGTGATGTTAATCTGGATTGCGCTTCTTCCACCATCTTTAACGATCTCCTTTTCAAATGCAGCAACAGGAAGAATACGATCCATAACTAGCTTCCATGCTGCTGCTTGATTCTTATGATCTGGGTCTAATGCTGCATCAAAGATAGCATCCATCACAGCACGAGAACGAGGAGAGTTCAACATCCTCGCCTTGTACTCATTTATAATTGCAGCGTCACCTTTAGGTCTACCTACAGCCCCTCTGCCCCCTTTTTTCTTGGAGGAAACAGAAGATTTCTTAGGGCGACCAACAGGATTACCTGATTTCTTGTCGTCTCTAGACGAGCCTGTGTCGTTATCCATCTATATAGACTTAACCTAGTTGGGTTTTTTGGTTCTTTTCTTATATTTGTTTCTTGTTGTTAGTACTTAGGAACTGTGTTGTTCTCTATATATGTATTATTATACCATATTTTTATGCAAAAGTCAAGAAGAATTTGTAAAAAGAGTAAAATTACCTGTCCGACAGTGGTTTTACAGTGCAGATTCTACGGATTTACAGTGCAGATTACACCGTACTAGTTAGTAAGTACTAACTTTTTGATAAATAAAAACATATTACTAGAATTACTATGGCCTAATTTGACCCTTTTTTGTATCTGGGTAGGAGCCGCGCGTTGTGTAGTTGTCGTAGCCCCTCCCCCGTCCCTAAAACTGTACAGATATACAGTACTGTACGTCTATACAGGTTTGGCAGATATGTCGAAAGTGTGTGTCTAGGTTGGTCCACATAGAGCCCAATCGCATAAGCTCTCAGAAGCTCTGAATCGCTCTCTCAGCGACGTTAGCGAAACCCATGCTAGGGTATTCAGAAAGGGCTAATCGAATTTCACTGTATAAACGTACAGTTAAATGCATTTAACTTTTTGGTTGACTCATGACAGCGCATGGTTCATGCTTATGGGATGGTGCTATTTTGCACTGATGCTAAAAGGTAAATTGATATGAAAGCTGAAAACATCCAATCCAACACTAGTGCGCCTCGCCTTGCCGGTTCAGCATTTGCGAAATTCGAGCAAGATCAAGACGGCTTGCTTGTCGATAAACTGCTGACTCATGCCAAGGGTATCCACACTAAGCATGATGTCGAAGAGTTTTTGACCGGCTACGTCGAAGGGCTAGCGGGCGACGCCAATTCCAAAAAGGTTAGAAAAAGCATGGTCCGCAAGATCCTTGTAGTGCTGACCGCTACCGACAAAAAGCTGAATGAGTATCACAAGCTATCCAAGCCCGCAGACGGTCAGAAGCTGGTACGCTCAAAGATGAAAGTCGCCAAGGGCATTAACGCGCTATCAGCGGCCCTGCGCGTACCTAGTGCTCCCAAGGTAGAGAGCGATGGCGAGGGCGAGTCAGAGGGCGATACCGGCACCAATGACACCCAAGCCATGTTGTTGGCATGGTGGGCCGTATGTGAAAAGCTAGGACACTCAGACAAGTACGGTCTGACTACCGACGACATGCTGGCCTTTATCGCCCAGAAGGTAGCCAAGTGACTGAGCTAGCCGCAGACGGTCTAGCCCTAGCTATCGGCTTTGGTTTGATCTGGGCATATCTAGAAATCAAATACCCGAGCTGAACCAACCCAAGCCCTGCCGCAATGGTGGGGCTTTTTTTTGCCTGTAATTCTCTCTCTATCGCTCTCTAAGCGACGTTCTATTCCTACCCTATACCCTACCCTTGCTCTTGTTATCGTTGCTCACAGCGCCATTCAGAGCCTCTCATTTGACTTGCCTGTTATTCCATGAGATAATATGTACATGGTCGGGCAATAACGTTCGGCTATAACTGAAAAGTTAAATGCATTTAACAATGCTAAGGAGAAATGCTATGTACAGAATCAACAAAGGCGATGCACCTCAACCGTTAAACTTTAGGAATCGTGGTAGCTATTGGCGTGACCTGTTCGAGAGCATGGGTCGCAACGATTGGATACGCCTTCCGAAGGATCATCACGCTAGAGCATCAGCGGCGGCAAGTACATACCTCAAGGGTCGTTACTCTTTATATCGTATTGATGATATGACGGGTGACTACTGCTTGTTGAAACTACGTTGAGTGGTGTGACAATGAGCAGACCTATTCATGAGATAGCACGGGACGTTAATGCTACGTGGTCGAAGGTGTCACCGTATGCACAGCCATACCTTGAAGCCATGCAGTACCTGACTAGCATTGACGATGACTATTACCTTGACAGTGGTAGGAGTGTGGTGCTTTACTTCCTATCGAACGCGGCCTCGTGGCGTGGTGATGATGCGAGGCGTATCAAGAAGGAGTTAAAGGAGATGTTATGAGTGTACTAACTGATGCACGGGATGCAGTGGGTGGACTAGCTAACCCAAGCAAGGTTCCGTGCAGATCCACATCAACACCAGCGGAGAACTGTCACACTGGTTCCAAGCTGATGAAGGTGAAGGGGTCTGTGTGTGAGAACTGTTATGCTTGCAAGGGTAACTACGTTTTCCCTAATGTTAAGAAGGCGTTGCGTCGTAGACTTGATGCTCTGTCTCATCCTGATTGGGTGGAGAACATGGCGATAGCTATCAACAAAGCGCCGTATTTTAGATGGCATGATTCGGGTGACATCCAAGGTGTGTGGCATTTGTCTAACATCGTGGAGGTAGCGAAGCGTACACCTGAGACTAAGCACTGGTTGCCTACCCGCGAGGCTAAGTATGTATCGCAGTATCGTGGTGAGATACCAGACAATCTGATTGTGCGTGTGTCTGCGGCTATGATTGATGGGCCTCCACCCAAGAGGTTCCGCTTGACTTCCACAGTACACCGAGATAGAATCCCTACTGACTCGTTCGTATGCCCCGCACCTAAGCAGGACAACAAGTGTGGTGAGTGTCGAGCGTGTTGGGATAGTGCAGTACCAAATGTAAGTTACACAAACCATTGAGCAGAGCAGGAAAGTGAAAACAGTAGCTTGGCCTGTAGCGGGGGTTAACAACCCTGCGAGTAGGTTAGCCAGCCCCTACCTAACCCAATGCTGGCACAACTTAAATGCATTTAACTAAGGAGAAGTATCATGGGTTGGAGAAGTAGTGAAATTGAAGTAACAAGTGTCATTAATCTGGATGACTATGACGATGAGATCATGGATTACGTGGAGCCTGACAACATCAGCGATGCGTTTGACCTACTGGAGCGGTGGGGATATAGTGATGGTGGCATCTTAGGGCATATGCTTGAGAATATGGATAGCTCTGTTTTGCTCAGTCAGTTAAGCGACGTACTCCACGTTGACAGTGCGCTGGATCTGGTGAAATCTATCTATCATTACGGACACGATGTACGTGACAGTAAGGAGCAGGCGCTGAGAAATCAGATCACTGAGTTGAAGCAGAAGGTTGACGAGTTGTTGGCGTTGAACCATACTTTAGTCACCGAACAAAAGGAGGAAACTACTGATGAATCCTGATCTATTGACAGAACTGCGTAACTTCAGGCAGAGCCTGCGTGGCCTCAAGGCTGAGAATCTGCGTGAGTATCGTAGGTATAAACGTGAGGGGTTTGGTGCTGGTGTGCCTGACTTCATGTACGGTATGGCGCTGGGTAAAACAGCCGCGCTGAAACGCCTTGATCGAATGATAAACGTGTTGGAGAGTAACGATGGGGACAGCTAGTATGTATGGGCATCAAGTAATTGATGTGGAGTTGGATTCTCCTTGGATGACACTGCCTGTCAAGATAGAGTTTGATTATCTTGGTGGGGAGGAGAATCTTGTTGAACTTGTATCAGTGACGGCGTATGGTTACGACATCACAGCGTGGGTCAACACAGACTACATGTTTGATCTGGTGCAGGAGTACACTGATGAAGCAGACTATCACTACGGTGATCATGGAGATTACGTATGATTGTTCAATTTGATACAGCGTTACCTGAGTATGCAGGCGCAAGCGAGCGTCCTGTTCTTCAGAAGCTGGTTGACTTATGTTTGTGGGACAGTGGTAAGGTGTCAGTGTGGGACGGTGAGGAGCTATCAGTGCATGGGTGTAGTAGTAAGATGCACATCCTCAAGAACCTAGCACAGACTGAGATGGATCAGCTTGAAGCATACGACAAGGACGGTAACCTTCGTGGGTGGTTCTCGTTGATCTACAACAACGGGTCAGAGCGTGAGCCTATGATTGTTATCTCTGACTACAGTGTTAACGAGTGGACAGAGAATGTGTACCGTAAACTAGACGAAGCCTTTGGAGGGTATGAACTATGAAGTATTACATCAAGCCGTATTCAGAACCGAACGGACGGATAGCAATGTTCCGTGTAGTCAAACGACTGCGTGACTTCAAACCAGACAACGGTGTAGAGTACATGGTGTTCAGGAGTAAGAAAGAAATACAAACCGCCCTGTTCATTGACCTGTACTGTGGTAAGAATGGTAAGCTAGTCAAGCTAAAAGACAGATCAGTGTTGAGGTTCTAACATGAAAGGTGGTATGAGTTACAGAGAGATAGGTGATGTGCTTGGTATTTCAGGTTCGCGAGTACGACAGATAGAAGCTACTGCTCTGCGAAAGCTGCGCCGGTCAGGTAAACTGGAGAAGTTCCTGTGCCTTCTTGATGTGGAGGTGCAGGAATACTACGGGGAGAAGCACAGAATTATTAAACAGTGTGAATAATACATCTTACTTTTATTGTGGAGTGTGGTATAATCTCTATATAGATAACTAAGTATTACTATTATTAATACTAATACTATTACTAATACATAGGAACTACATATGACTAAAGAACAGATGATTGAAGAGCTAGTTGAGTACGAGTTCCAACAGGTGACGATGGTGGAGATCGTTCAGATATACATCAAGCTGCAACGTGAGCTTATGAACCAGACGTTTGATGATGACGAGATAACGGCACGTTACAATGAAATATTCGGAGATGCGGAGGAGGTAGTACACTGATGACGTTTGTTAAGTTACACCAGCAATGCAATGACTGTGGTTCTAGTGATGCGTTGTCATACAATGATGATGGGTCTAGCTACTGCTTTGCCTGTGCTAAGTTCACCCCGTCAGAGTCCACAGGAAGCTCTGTGAGCGACATTAAGGAACGAGTAGTACCCGGACAAGGGTTCGACAAAGCGGCCTTCACAGAGCCATACAGGGGCTATCAGGATAGGGGTCTGACAGCTACCACAATGGCGGCGTACTCAGCACAGCAGAAGGCGGGTAACATTCTGTTTGGTTATCATGATCCTGTTGGTGAGCTAGTGGCTGTGAAGACTAGGTATCCAGACAAGCAGTTCAAGATCAGTGGGGATTGGAAGAAGGCTGGGTTGTATGGTCAACATCTGTTCCCTAGTGGTGGTCAATACATAACCGTAGTGGAGGGAGAGTTCGATGCACTGGCATCCTATCAAATGTTCGGTGGTAAGTATCCTGTTGTGTCTATTCGTAATGGTGCCCAAGGTGCTGCTGCTGACTGTCGCAGAGCCTACGACTTTCTCGACCAGTACGATCACATTATCTTCTGCTTTGATAATGACGAGCATGGTCGATCTGCCGCTCTAGAATGTGCTGACATCTTTGGTGGCAAGGCTAGGATATTCCATCATGGTGAACACAAGGATGCGTGTGACTACCTGTTGAACGGTGACAAGGAGGAGTTTGTCAAGCGTTGGTGGGCGGCAAAGACCTACACACCTGACGGCATGGTGATGCTGGGTTCTCTGCGTGAGTCACTGAAGAAACCATTGGAGGAGGCAGAGGTACGCTACCCATACAAGGGACTAGATGACATGACGTTTGGTATCAGACCGACTGAGCTAGTCACCATCTGTGCTGGCTCTGGTCTGGGTAAGTCTACGTTCATGCGTGAGCTAGTGTTCTCCATCTTATCACAGACTACAGACAGGGTAGGACTAGCGTTCCTTGAGGAGACACCTGATCGTACTGCCCGTGGTCTAGTAGGATTACAGATCAACAAACCGATACACCTTCCGGGCTGTGACTACTCAGCTAGTGAGGTAGACCAAGTGTTCGACAGCCTCAACCTTGATGACCGTGTGGTACTGTGGGATACGTTTGGTTCCAACAAGATAGAGAACGTACTGGCACGGTTCAGATACCAGATCAAGGTACTGGGTGTGCAGTACATCGTGCTGGATCACATCTCCATACTGGTGTCAGATCAGGACAACGGTGACGAGCGTAAGGCTATCGACGAGATCATGACCAAGCTACGTATGTTCTGTCAGGAGATGCGTGTGTCCATGTTCATCGTGTCACACCTACGTAGACCTGAAGGCAAGGGACATGAGGACGGTGCGTACACCAGCCTTGGTCAGCTACGTGGCAGTGCCGCTATTGCACAACTCAGTGACATCGTGTTAGGATTAGAACGTAATGCTCAGGCAGAAGATCCTATGGTACGTAACACTACCAACGTGCGTGTGCTGAAGAACAGGTTCAGTGGTATGACAGGGCCAGCTACTGCGCTGATGTACAACAAGGATACAGGTAGGTTGACTGAGGTATTTGAATGAGGTGCATTGCTTGTGATAAGATACTAACAGACTACGAGCTAACCAAGAAGTTCAGCGGCAGTGGGGAGTTCGTTGATATGTGCAACGAGTGTAGTCGGTTCCTAGTTGAAGATGATTTGACAGCGATAGGTAACATAGACTATGCTAGTCTTAGTGATCTAGAGGAGATACGTGATGTCGAAGATGGGACAATGGATTATGACACAGGAACAGAACAGGGAGATGAGGGATGGTGGTAGCAAACTATCAGAAAGACAGAAGCTTGATCTCGCCTACTACGAATACTGTGTTCTTAGACATAGAGGCAGACGGCCTGAACCCTACGAAAGTACACTGCGCGATTACAAAGAGATCGGGCGAAGCTCACTTGACCCACTTATCTAGAAGGAGTTTGATGGATGAACTGGCGCGTGGTGGACAGGTATGTGGGCATAATGTTATCGGGTACGATCTTCCTGTGTTGCACAGGTTATGGGGCATACGTATACCTCAAGACAGAGTTGTGGACACACTGGTACTTTCACGTTTATTTCATCCCGATCTGGATGGTGGTCACAGCTTGGCTGCTTGGGGAAATAGGCTCGGCTTCCCTAAAGGTGATCATTCGGATTGGTCGGAGCTATCTGAAGAGATGGTGGAGTACTGCAAAAGAGATGTGGACGTTACTGAAAGACTTCACGATGCGCTTGTACAACAGCTAAGGTTGTTTGGTTTTACTAAGCATTGTGTTGATCTTGAACACAGCGTAGCGTTCA